ATAATGTGCTTAACTCTAGACCTGTCTTGGGTAAGGGTAAACTTTACTCTCTCCATTTGGCTTTCCCCACCATTTCCCCATCTTCCTTGATGAATCGCGCCAAAGGTTTTTCGCATCTGTGCTCTTTTATCATCTTTGCCTGATACTCAGGTGTGCAGTCAGCGCAGATATGAGAGCTACCTGGATAACTCTGCCTAGCCGCTGCTTTCCATAGGTTGTATTGCTCCAAGCTATCAAAGCACAACGGGTGCGTATTCTTAATCATCTGTCTCGCCTAATGCTACAGCTATTTCTGCAAACAGTTCTTGTGGATATTCAAGCTCAAACTCATCACATAGAATTACGATAAATTGTCGGCAACCGTCTAATAGGTCCTGCATTTCCGTAATTCTCATCTCAACTTATCTCCCTTTTGGCAGCGGTCGTTAAACTCGCATTCCCTCGGGCTGATACAGTTTGCACACACTTCGTCAGAATCACGGATGGACTGCAAAACCATGATAGCTGCCTTAATGTCTAGTTTGCTACCTGTTTGCAGGAATTCCAAAGCTGCCTTTATTTTGTCTGCTTTGTCCATGATTCATCCTCTGTGAGAGTTTCAATTAACTTATCAAGATAATGCCTAGCTTTTTGTAAATCTTCTACCCCGTGTTTACCCTTATATCGGGTTACATATTTGATTATATTTCCCTCTAGATACCCAAGATTGTTTTTAACTATGTAATCCCACGGTTCGATAGTTAGCCTGTAATGTGTGCCGCCTACCTGCATATCGTTAGCTACTTTTGGGTAATCAATACTAGGCACTCTAACCTCCTTGCATCCTGTTAAATCGTCCGGCTCGTGTCGGGTAAACATATTGTCAGGCGTTAGCCAGCCTATCAAGCGTGGCTCGTATGGGCACTCTATGCAGCTACAAAAGCCTGATCCGCAGTTCTGTGGACGCTCACTCATGTGTTCTTCTCCTTGAGTTTGGCTTCAATGGCAAATGTTAAATTTACTGGATGCCCAAGATTCTCAATTGTTAATGTTGCCAATTCTTGGCTAGTCAGATTGACCCATTCTTTGCGTGGTGGTGCGATAAATGATGGCAAACTGTTTAAATCAGTATGTTTTATTGTGTTTTTTAAGCCTGATCCTGTGTATGTTCCTATTTCCAGTCCAGCCACAGGCTCTTGCTTCTCTGCTTGTGGTGGTGCGGTGTAAAGCGGGATGTCGTAATCAGTTTGCACAACGTAGCCATTAATAAATTTTGGTTTGCCACTTACATGATCTATGTACGCCACAGGTTCTTGCCTCTCTGCTTGCTCAACACAAGCAGGACAAGTTCTATCCCAATGCCGCATAGGGTGGTCTGTGTGGGTTGGCTCATAATCCAACCCCAACTCCCGAGCGTTGTCGGCTTTCTTGTCTAGTTTTCGCACACGCCTCACGCTCATCTTGGCGCACTAGCTCGGCAAAGCGTTCATGATATTCATGTATGCCGATAATTTGCCAAATACCCATCTGATTAAACCCCGCCTGTTCAGCAAGCTCTTTGATTCGTTCGTTCACGATGCAAGCCTCCACAAGCCGATTTGACTAAACGCATAACCTGCCCAAACCATTCCGGTAGAAATATTGCCCTTGTGGAATTGCTCAATACTCACCCATAGGTAGGCAACTCCGGTTGCTGCGATTAGCCAATGGCTCATGTTTATCTCCTAAAAAGGCGTATCGTCTGGTTCGTCTGCAATGCTTGCCTGGCGCTGGCGTGGCTGCTCGTCCTTGGCTTTAGGTTCAAACAAGCTAAACCAACCGTCTGACCCGACAGGAACAGCCTCTAGCTTGAGTGCTAGACCGCCTGTCTTAGTGTTCATAACAATGCCGCACTTCATCCAGCGGCGCTTCTCCTGACCGTTTTTGTCTGTGTACGATCCGGTACTAGCCATTACTTCGTAAGCGATACTCATTTCATTTTTTCCTTTAAGCCGTTAACGGCGCTATTTACTTCGTCTAAAAACTTAACTACACGGTCTTCCAACTTTTCGATATACTCATCATCCCTCTCTAAGCGGACAATTAGCATTTGTAAACCATCTGGCAGTCTTGGGTCAAAACTTACGAAATCACACCACTTTCGACCCGTAACTGCTAGTTGGCATTGAATCTGCGGGATGTACTTTGTCGGCACTTTGTCAGCCATAACATAGTCAATATGCGTAGCTGTGTTTGGGCACTTGATCTCGATAAGCCCGTCTTCGCCTATCAGACCGTCAGGCGAGCACCCGAACATCGGGATAGTTTTGTGGTCAACAAATGCAATCTGATCCACAAAATTACCCGTCTTAACCTCGTACTCTGCACGAGCAATAGGCTCTTGGTCTACTCCCCATTGCATTGCAGCATTGGTAAACGACTCTGTTTTGTTTCCTGTAAGCCGCTCCACCACCAAGTCAGCAAGGTAATTCCTGTACCCTGCCGTTGTAATGGAGGACATTACATCCGCTGCTTTAGAGGCTGTTACCTTGCCAACACGCAAGGCAAGCCATTCCGGTGTGCCTTGCTGAATCATGCTGCGTCCTTTGCTAATAGTTCAGCTTTGCGTGCGTCTTTAGCTGCGTTGACCTTTGCAAATGCCTCTGTATCGCCTTTAAACAGCTTTACAGCGCTTGAAAAGTGAGCCTTGAGTGAATCTAAGTCCGTAGCGGATTGGATGGCTTTAACGGCTACTTCTACATCTGCACCAGGCGAGCTATCAATGGCATCGTGCTCCACAATCTCCATTGCTGTTACCCAAAGGTATCTGCGGATGTATGTTTGCACAGCGCCTAGGTTTTGAACCTCGTGACAACCCTTAAGCGCAGCGGAAGACATAGGGCTAGTTATCTCAATTTTGCTATTATCTTCCATGTCCATAATAGTGAGCGTAGCCATGTCTTGCGTGTAGCTGATAACGCCACACAAGCCAAGGTTTGCAAATATCTTTTGGATTGCAGGGATAAAGTCACCAAGCTCAAAGTATTTGTAACCCGCAAACTTGTTATGACCGGACTTTGTAAGAGTCATGTTTTGCAGGGTTAACCTAGCTTCCATTAGTTTTGTGTAAACGAGTGTGCTCATTTTGTTTTCCTTTCCTTGGACATTGCTCTTGCCATTTGGTATGACGAATAAGCTATTTGTTCTGGCGTTGCGCTACTTGGTACTACATTTAAAAAATGTTTAAAAGCAATAATTGCAACTTCGTCTATAAATTTTTGCTCTTCTCTTTCGTGATGTTGTGAAGAATATGGTGCTGGTGTTCCACCAAGGGGAGAAAAATTAAACATTTTTTGCCACCTGATAGATTCGTGCTTCGATTTTGTCTAACATCTCGCCAATTGCGGGATCAGGACTGTAGTAAGCCTCGGAGATGGTCTTAAGCAAGTCCATAACAAAGTGCTTATCGCTCATGTGTTCAGCCCAAAATTCTGCGTCACGGATCGGGTACTTACCGTCTGAGAACGCTTGCATAATGCGGACATTGGTTTCGAGGTTCATAGCAGCTCCAACACAAACAAAGCGCCAAAGGCAAAAGCAGCAATTGCGTAGAGTGCAGCATCGTATGTAGATATTGTTTTCATTTGTAGCTCCTTGGTTAAGGTGATGTAACTGTAAATCTGTGGCTTTTGTGCGTATATAGGGACTTTCCCTAATAGACTTAGAATTCAAATTCCTTTAATTCGTACCGTCCTTTAGAATTTTTTGCCCAGCCATGCACAAGCACACGCCAACCTGACCGCAGCATCTCAGGGAAAGCCTCTGCTGCCTCAATCTTTTTAATCCTGCTAGACATATTGGACTTGCTCGTAACCTGCAAAGCTATTGTTTCACCATTGCCAACGCACAAAATATCAATACAACCAAATAAATCATGCCTACGCTTAGTGAAATAGTTGTAATGCTCAACGTTAGCTACCTGATAACCGAGCGACTTCATGTGTGCTATCGAGCGTGCGGATGGTGTCATTTCGGTGTCCTATCAGGATTGGCTTAGATTTAAAATTAACACCCGCTAGGGCGTTTTGTTGGTCTGTGATACCCGTAAGTACTTCCGGTGCGTCAATCGGTGCTCCTGTGGTCTTTAAACCCCTATAACGGGTCTGAAACTCTTTAGCCACAAATGCCCACTCGTCTTCTTCTTTCTTACCAAGATGCACCCACCCACCCATGTCTTGTATGACCTTATGGATAATCGGGTCTGCAAACTGTACGCTTTGGTATGTGCCGACTGATCGGATGGCTTTGTCTACGAGTGACCATGCTTCCAAGGCAGAATCTACTGTTGTGCCGCCAATAAGTTTTACAACATCGGCAGGTTTAGGCAGGAATTGCCCGTTATCAGGGTTAAGCAGATGGCGAGCTAGTGCGTCCTTTACGGCTTTCAGGTCGTATTGGCGCAGAGCCTCAAACCAAATGCGTAGGAGCATAGGGCTTACTTCCTTGTTGTATACGGCAAACATACCCGCCATAAACTGTGCAAACTCTTTCTTGTCCTGGTCAACCATTTATAAAAGCCTCCGCAGCCTGTTGATTAGAGTTCTCTAGCGCTTGTTGCTTGCTTGCCTTATTTACCCACTCAGCCTTAAATCCTAGCCACCCACGAGAACAGCACTCCATTACAGCCTCGTTTAGAGACCATCCTGCCTTAGCTGCCTCTGCCCGTAATTGGTTGATAGCTGACTCGGTAATAGGTGACTTTTTAGCCCTGCGGACTTCCATATAGTCCAACCATACCTGCGGTGCTACATCATGCGGACGTGATATTTTCGCTACGGCTTTGCGTGGCTCTGCTTTTACGCCATCCTCTGTAGCCAACTTTAGAAAGTGTAAAACCTGACCGCCTAAGCTGCGGCAGTTTTCCGCTGCTAGGTCTTCTAGCTTATGCCGTAGGTCGGATGGAATACGGACGGATATTGTTGTGTCTTTAATCATGTGTTGCGCTCCTTACCATTTGTTACGGTTTTTGAACATTTCTTGTTGTGCTTTGAAAAGTTCTTTTTGATGTACTGTCAATTCCGCATCATTTTTCTCATCTGCTTGCTCAATGTAATTCCGTAGCTCAACAATCTCATCCATCAACCGTTGCCGAATCGTAAATTCCGAAATCATGCCGTTTTGATGATTTGGATCGTCTAGGCATCGTTCAAAAAAAGTTTTGATGTCTTCGTACCTCATGTGTTCTTCTCCTTAAGTTTGGCTGAAATGGATTGAGCAAAGTCATATCCGTTTAGCTTTTCACGCCCGCCGTGATCAAACCAAAGATTGCTTACTTCCTCATCCGTCAGCCCGACCCATTCTTTGCGCTTTGCCAGATCAAACATCAGCTTTAGTCTGTACTCGGCTATTTGTTGCCAGTTCTTTACTTCTGGTGGTGTGGTGTAACTATGCGCTTGCGCTCCCATTGCCTGACACATCTGACACAACGGCATAAACTCTTTGTGTCCACAATCACTTCGGTTCGCCACAGGCTCTTGCTTCTCTGCTTGCTCGATGGCTTGGTGTAGGGCGGTGATGGCTTCACCACACAGATTTGCTATGCGGAAATCACCAGTAAAATCCTGATACGAAACTAATAGTTTTTCCGCTTGCTTCATTGCTTCGATGCTCATACTAACTCCAAAGATTGTTGAGAGAGCCGTTTATCTTGTAATGGCTTGTAATCTTCATTTAATTCGCAACCAAGATACTTTCTGCCAAGTTTTTGTGCAACTTGAGCTGTAGTACCGCTACCCATGAAAGGGTCAAAAACTATGTCACCAACACGGCTACCTGCCAATATGCAAGGCTCAATCAATTCTTCAGGAAACACAGCAAAGTGTGCTCCGCTGTATGGTTTTGTATTAACAGACCATACGCTTCGTTTATTAGCCATGTCGTATGATTTTTCTAGTCCGCTATGTGGCTGCAAACCAGTTCCTTCATTGTGATATTTTCCGTTTGTTCTATCCCGTGTTCCCCAGTCCTCTTTTACTGGCACTTTGATTGCTTCGTTGTCATAAAAGTATTTAGGTGATTTCGATAACAAAAAGATGTACTCATGTGATTTAGTGCAACGGTCTTGCACAGACTCAGGCATAGGATTGGGTTTATGCCAAATAATGTCTTGACGTAGATACCATCCGTCAGCTCGTAAAGCAAATGCAAGCATCCAAGGAATACCAATTAAGTCTTTTGATTTATACCCGTGTAATTTTTTTGTTTTAGATACAGATTGACCATTTCTTCCATTAGCGTATTTTGGGTCTTGATAATTTCCTTTATCGCCAGT